AATTACAGTTTACGCATGAATGCCAATGCTGTAATTTTAAATGGTAAAACTAGGATATAATTGTATTGGATAGTACGCTATCCAGGAAGAGACAATAAATGGGAATGTATATTCAAGAAAAAGATGACAAGGTAAAGCAATCATTTAAGCCTAAAAAATGGCAGCCTATGGTTCTTAATGGAAAAGATGCAATTGTTCCAACGCAAGAAGGTAAATGCTTTTGGGAAGCACAACTACACTTGACTCTACCTAAAACAGGTAGACCAACATATGTAAAAATGAATTACTCAAGAGACTATAAAGGTAAAAACGATACCACTGGAACAAATACATACGCTATTCCTGCCGACATTGAATCTGTACAGTTTACACTTTCATGGTACTTTAATGCTAATCCAAGCACACCAATTTCGTGTATGGTTTATCACAATGGATCAACAGACATTGTTTCTGAAATAAGACAATTCAAAGGAATGATATTATAATGGGATTACCAATCAAAGATGGAAAGATTACTACCGCTTACAAAAAGTTAGGCAAGATGTGGTCAAAAGGGTATCATACTGGGGTCGACTTTGCAGTTAAGACAGGTACACCAGTAATTGCAGTTGCAGATGGAAAAATTGAACCAGCAAACTGGGGAAAATCATATGGAACTCAAGCAGTACAAAAAGTTGAAGGCGGATGGGTAATCTATGCACATCTTTCTAAACTAGATGTAAAAGCAGGAGATAAAGTAACTAAAGGACAACAAATAGGATTAAGTGGAAACACAGGAAACTCTTCTGGTCCACACTTACATTTTGAAATGAGAGACAATATTCGTTGGTCTGCTGGTAAAGATTTAGATCCACAAGTAATATTAGATAAATAGAAAAGGAATGATAAAATGTCTGGCAAATTAATTGTAGGCTCAATGCCTATAGGTCACAACCAAGATTTAAGTCAAAGAATGATTGATGCTCTTCGTGATAGTCAAATTATATACACTGATTACATGCCAGACAATTTATATGCTATATTAGATTTTTACAAAATTCAGGCAGGCGAATGTGATATAAGAATATTAAAAAGCACTAACACAATGTTTGCAGACGAATATCAAATAAAAGAATGCATTGATTTTATAAAAGAAGGAAGAACAGTTCTATTAGTTGCTGGAGAAGGTCAAATAGGAATGGCAGATCCTGGACCTCAATTTATCCAAGCATGCATAGAAAATAATTTACTTTACACAGTATATCCTGGACCAAGTGCTTTTGCCACAGCGTTTGTTGCAAGTGGAATAACTAATGGAGATTGTTTTATATCTTGTAATATGGAATATCCAGAAAAAACTATTGAATACTTTAAAGATCAAGATACTCCTTTAGTAATACCAATATGGCATTATAAACTAGACGGTGTCTTAAAGTTATTAGATGAAAAGTTTAAATTTACTAATGGTAAAACTAAAAAAGTTACACTCTGTATTGACATGACCACAAATGAAGAAATGTTTGTTACTGAGTATGTAGAGGATATTTTAAATAGTGAAAAACTTAAACACTTAAAAGAATATCCTAAGATAATGCTTGTAATTAGTGATTTTGTTACTAGATAGTATACTTATCAAAATCTTTAAACTTTATTGATCTATAAACATTGTATCTATTACCATCTATTGGATCTTTAACACCATGAATAAAGTTTTTGTTACCAGCCCACATAACTAAAGAGTTGGCCTTTGGTTTAAATTCATAATTTCTTTCAGGGAAATATACTTGACCACCAGAATAATCATCATTAATATATATATTACAGGACAAGTATCCATCCCAAGCATTTTTCCAATCATGTAACTCTTCTTCTTTTGGCTTCTGCCTGTCAAGTCCTTCAATAATATCAGTATGAACAGGAGTAATTGCTCCTGGGGTTGCTATTGTTGCAGCAAGCATATGGGTATTATCATCAACAAATTCCATACCATATAGTTCTGTTGCTGTCTCAATTATTTTTTTATTGTATTTATTTTGTATTTCAATAATCTCTGGAGTAATAACTTTATCTATTTCTTCTTGAATATGTTGACCATCTTGTGGTTGTGCTGCTGATACCCAATCTAAAAACTTTAACATAATGTTATAGTCGTCAACATCCATAAAGTTTTCTTTAGTTTTAATTAAACTTATATCATTACCTAAAACATCTACAAAAGAGTTCATTTAGTGTGATAGTCTTTGTTAAGATCTTTTATGTATTGCAAGTTTGCTTTATATGGAAAAGGTATTTTTTCTAATCTTGTATCTAACTCTCTTTGGGTTATGTTAGAGAAAAATGCTACTATTGTATATCTTGGATTACCTGAACCTATGTCATGTATTTTATGTTCATATATGTATGATGCTGGAAACATAAATAATTGTCTTGCTTTTGGTTTAATTTTTATTCCAAAGTTTATAAATTCTAATTCTCCACCAGCATAATCATCGTTTGGATAATATACCATTGCAACAGTTCTTGGTGTTCCGTATGAATCATCTGGATGCATACCAAAATAATCACCTTCAGTGTATTTACTTATTCTCCAGTATTCCCTACTTTGTGGGTCTAGATCATAGTGCCACAAATATGAATCAATAACTTCTTCAAAAACCTTGCATAGTTCTAAATCTTTTTCAGGTTCTTCAAAGGTAATCCAAGTACTTACACCTTTTTTACCAACCTCTTTGGGGATCTGATTTCCTTCTGAATCATGAATATAATCTTCTCTAATAAAACTGCCATCTTCATCAAGTTTTTTAATATAGTCTAGTCCTTCTGGCCAAACCTCGTTATATATGTGTATTCCTGGTGCTGGTTGTTCGTGTTGAAAGTTATTGCCTTTACGACTTTGTGTTATATTTAATTTGGCATTAGCCAATTTAATGGGATCCAACCTTACACCTTTCTCTTAGTATTAATTATATCATGCATCTTTTTTTATGTATATGTCAGAATACCCGCAATATCCCAGGGCATAACCAACAACAGACCAATCTGAATGAGTGTTTAAAAATTTATTTACAGCCTCTACACACTCATATTCTTGTTGCTCAAACCATCCCCAAAATGTATAATCGTTAATTCCTATTACTCCACCATCATTAATTATCTTATTAGACTCAACTAAATAACTATATACTGATTCATAATCATGAGCAGCATCAACATATATGTAATCAAATTTTTGATCTAATGTTTTTATTGTGCTATCTATGTTGCCAGCCACGGTCATAACATTTTTATCTTTAAGCAAGTTTTTTACATATTGTTCATGATTTTCTGCAGTCCACCTACCGTATCTAGCACATGGCTCATTAAAAAAATCTAACAAATATGAAACATTAAATTTTTTTCTATCTAGCAACCATTTAGAATAGTCTCCACCACCTGCTCCTAGTTCTAAATAAGAGCCTTCATTTGGTAAAATAGATAAAACATTATCATCAAATCTATCAGCAAACAGTCTTGCCTTAGTTAGTTTAGATGAATGTATATAATCAAATCTTTTATTTTCATTACGAAAGTCCATATATCCTTTTCTATTAATACTATTATAGCACTCGTGATACAATGGGATAAAGGATTTTTGTGAATAAGGTAGCCGTAATATCAATTGCTTGGGGCAACAAGTATAAGCACTTTGTGCCATCTTGGTACGATCACGTTCAGTCTCTTAAGATTAAACCAGACGAAATAATAATTGCATACCATCCAGATGATGATACTGGAGTAGAGAATTTAGATGTTAAATTAGTAAAATGTTATGAAAGATCATATTCTAAAATGTTAAATGCGGCTATAGAACAAGCCAACTCAGATTGGATAATTCAGTGCCCACTTGATGACATGATGCTTCCTAACGCTTTAGATTTTGTTAATTTTGTAGAAAAAGATATAGATGTAGTCTTGACATCAAGAAGAACTACCAAAGGTGACGTTCACATTGGAGACTGGAGTTCACTAACAAAAAAAATGGAAGATCACAGAGTTTGTCATACCAGTCCATTTAAAAAATCTTTATGGAAAAAAGTTAAAGGTTTTCCAGACTATATTCTTGCTGATTGGGCCTTCTTTTTGTTGGCTTACAAAGAAAATATAAAAGTAAAACATTGGGGAGAAATTACAGTATTGTCGAATGTTAGTGATAGTTCTTTGGGTGCATCTGCTGGAGAAGATGAATGGAACAAGATAATTAAACTAAGACAGGAATTAAATATATGATAGGTATATTACCAGCATCTGGAAAAGCAGAAAGATTAAAAGGAATACCTAAATTTGCAATACCAACAATGAATAATGAAACCCTTATACAAAGACATGTAAGAATGATGCGTGATCATGTTGATAGTATAAAAATTTGTACAACCAAAGATTGGTTTAGGTTAATAGAAACATTATGTCCCAACATAGAGTTGATAGAACTAGAGTCATCTACAATGAACCATGCAGTAAAAGTATTGGGAACTTCAGATAGTATTATTGGCATGCCTGATACATTTTATAAAGGAGAAAACCCATATAAAGAATTATCAAAAATTAATGATGATATTGGAGTTGCATTATGGAAATGTCCTACAAACCTTCGTGGTCGAGTAGGTCAAGTAAATATTAAAGATAACAAAATTATAAACATGTCTGATAAAAACCCTATGTGTGATTATCCTTTTGTATGGGGTGCAATGAAACTTTCTAAAGATGCAATCAATAGTTTAGATCCAAACACATCTCATCCTGGTATATGCTTGCCAACCCTTATAGATAAGTTTTCCCACTCTACCTGTGTAATAGATGGAGAGTATATAGATTGTGGGACTCCTGAAGGCATTAGAGACATGTTAATGTCAGATAGCGATATGATATAATTATATTGTCTGCTCTTAGGAGGGACAAAAATAACTCGCTGAAAAGGAGAAATAAATGGTAACATCTATGTTGGATCTTTTTCAAGATCCTTTTTTTGTTGGCTTTAACCGTGAGTTAGAGCGTTTCAAAAAGGTACAAACAAACAGCACAGGATATCCACCATATGATCTAATTAAAATTGACGAAGATACATATCAGGTAGATATCGCCCTTGCTGGCTTTGCCAAAGATGATATTGAGGTAACTGTAGATAACGGCTCACTCATCATTAAAGGTGAAAAGAAAGACAGCACTGACGGTTCTCAAACTGTCCATAAGGGAATCAGTTCTCGTAAATTTACCCGCATTTTTGCATTGGGTGAATATATGGAAGTAACTAATGCTGAATTGGTTGACGGATTATTATCTGTTAAGATTGAAAGAATCGTACCAGAAGATAAAAGACCTAAACAAATTAAGGTAAAATAGACTCATAGTTATTTATATTAACTAGAGGGACCTGAGCATGTCTGGAAACTGCTCTTTACTTTTTGACTACTGACTGGTATACTAGATATATGTTTCCAAATGACGTGTTGTATCCTTTTGAAGAATTTGTGATGAACAAAAATAAAAGTCTTAAAGGTTTTATATATGATTATTTTAGTAAAGAATGGTATTATCAATGCCCATCTTGTTTTACAGATATGTACGCTCCTACTAAAAAAACTATCAGAAAGACAACAAAACATCATTATAAAGAAATTTGTGGTGGTGGTTGGTAATGGCCAAACAATGTGGAACGTGTACAAAATGTTGTGATGGAACAACTAGTGTTGGTGGAGATATTTTTGGTCACATATATGGTAATGGAAAGCCTTGTCATTTTTTAAATTTAACTGAAAAAAAATGTGGCATATATAAAGATAGACCAAACGATCCGTGTAAAACATATAAATGTATGTGGTTAAAGTATGATGATGTTCCAATATGGATGAAGCCAGAATATTCTAATATTATAGTATCTTCATATAGTTTTAAGGGTAGAGATTTTTTAATTCTTAGTGCTATGGGTCAAGACTATTCTGCTAAGTATTTATCATATGTTATAAATTATACTAAAAATAATAATATACCTTTAATGTATGAAATAGGACATGGCATTGTATTTTTAAATGATTTAAAATTTTTTGAAAATGCTCTGCAAGAATCAGAAGTGTTTAATACAATGAGACAAATTTTAACTCATGGAAATACTGAAATAGTTTAACTTTCTTTTTTGTGGTTAGCAACGTATCTTGAAAACTTTTCTCTAATTGTTCCATCTTTTCTGACACGAACAATCCAACCATCTTTTATTTGAATTTGATTGTGTGCGTATTTTTTCTTTCTGTTTTTTCTTAATCTGTTATTGCTCATTGATTTTTTCTTTCTGATAAGATCTGCCCCAAAAAAATGAGGATATCATTAATAAACCAATAACCAATGAATGCCAAAAATAAAATATGTTCATGACAAGATTATTCTATTTGATTTAGTGTAATCTTTTCCAAAATCAGCAAATAATGCTTTATCTTTTTCACGATTAACTATTCCTCTTGACCATGCAAAACCAGCATCTCCACCCCATGCTAACCACATAATCTTTCCGTTAGAAGGATCTGTTGCATTATTAAAGTCTTTACCTTTTTTATCTACTTCGTGTCTTGAAAAATAAGAGTACATACGTTTAACTGTGCTTAAAGATATTGACTCTCCTCTAGCAAGTTGACCTGCACGAGTCCAACCAACTGATGTACCAGCACCTTTTGCTTTGCCATCTTCTTTGTATTTGATTGCTCTACGTGCTGCTGATCTTACACCTGCTGGTGGAGAATATCCATCTGCTTTTGACAGACTATCTGTTTCATAAACAACAGTGTCATCATCTTCCCAAAGATCATCTGCTTTTGCTGCAGGAACACAATTAGGAACTGGTTTACCATTAGCACCTGGTTTCATTCCACGTTGTACGTATCCATCCCAACATGGTGCTTGTTTATTCATTTCTTCCATGGGTCAATTATAGCACCTTTATCTGGGTGGTATACTATACATATGGAAAAATTTAATAATGATGAATATGTTAAAATTAAACAAGGCTATGAGCCTGAAAATAGTCAATATTCTAGATATGTGGAAGAATTTGACAGGATAGGATATTTGAGGGCTGTTGAAAGAATCAGCAAAAGATATCCCAAGTATATCAAAGAGTTTGAAAAAATAGGAAATTCTGAAGACACTATAAAGATAATTCCTAATTTTTTAAGTAATGATGATTGTAAAATAATGAGTGATTTTATTCAAAAAAATAATGACAAAGTTTTAATAGAAAAAAATAGTATAGATGATGAAAATATTTATAAATTGGTTAGCAATATTGAAATATCCATGTTTAAAAAAGTTTTAGAAAACTACACACAAAAATATAATGTAGAATTTGAAACTGATCCCATTATGCCAGCACATTTTGTTAACTGGAATTATGAAAAAAATAAATTATTATCAATACACTCTGATTGTGAAACTCCTAATGGAGATCCAGCAATACCAAATGGATACTACAGATATAACCTGTCAGCACTATGTTATTTAAACAACGATTATGAGGGTGGAGAACTATACTTTCCAGATTTAAACAAAACAATAAAACCAAAACTTGGAGATTTAATAATGTTTCCATCTAGATTTAAGCATGGTGTACAAACTATTAAAAAGGGATTTAGACACACACTAGTACTATGGTATACATTTAATATAAAAGATAATGAATTTCTTGATATTCCAGTTTTAAATGGCAATAAAATATTGTTTAATTAAGTGGGATAAAGTTTTTACACAATACCCCACCCATCATAAAGTTACTTCTTTTTCGTTGCTTTAGCAGACTTTGCTGCTTTTTCAATCTCTGCTACATCTGGAAGTCTTCCAAATGCTGTATCGCTTGGATTAATTGCACGTAATGCTACTGGGGCAATTGCTGCCAATAGAGCATATGCTAGATCTTTTGGATCTGTTACGCCTGTCATGTACAATGCTAGTCCAGCACCTAGGACAGAGCGTCCGTATGATGCAAGAGCGGCTTTTAATTGTTCTTTATTCATTTTTATTTCTCCTTTTTCTTTGAGCATTTAATATGCCCAAACCTATGAGTAATTTTTCTTGGACCAAAAGTTTTTTTTGTATCCATTTTCCATTACTTTTTTAATACCGTAAGACATTCTTTTAAATTGTTTATCATTATATTCTAATCCCTGAGAAGTCCAGTCTTCTCTTTTGATAAATATCATTTGATATATTGGAGTTCCAGCAGGTATCAAACCTTCAAACCCTTTCTTTACCATAAAAGGTATTGGCCCATTAACTGACCATTTGTCTGTGTCTATAATACCATTCATTGTTAAGAATGGTAGATCTAATCTGTTTGCTGGATGAAAGTATAATGTGCTATACCCCGCTGGAGTCTGAGGTTCCCACTGAGTTATCCAATGAAATTCGTTAGTATAGTAGCCATCAAAATTAGGAAACACTCTTCTAGAATCAGTGTCTTGTGCTCTTGTAGACAATGGTTTAATTGGACCAGCCCACTTATAAGTTATAATATCATTACCTGTATTTGGATCAATACCAAGATTGGTTATCTCTACATCACATATTAATTCTTGCGTATACCCTGAAGTTAATGCATCTAAAAATGGTGGACACTTTTTTGCTGTGCCGTCGTCCCTATTACCCCTTAATGTTGGTTGAAGGGTTGGCATGTCTTTAAACCATTTTGGTAGATAGTTTTTTGCAGACTGTGGTCTAGGAGTCATAAATTCTGCATCTTGGCTAGATGGAATAAAGTTTACTTCTTGACTATTGGTCATGATATAAACATCCTTCTTTTTAATTGATCCATGTGTAAATCACACAAGTTTAATTCTCGTGGATAATCATTGAATATTCGTGTTGCTTCTTCTTTACATGAATATTCTTCACACACTTTAAAAGCATTCCACACTACCTCTGTTTGGTCTTTAAGCCTTATCAAGATCCACCTCCTCTGGAATTAACTTCTTTAACTCATGAAATGATTTAGATACAACCTGCATCTGATTTCTAGTATCAGTATCAAAAATAGCACCATACTTATCATGAAATTCTACAATTGGACCTAAGTCTGTTACTACATTACCAAGAGTGTTTTGTACATTTTCTATATATTCAAAAGCAGACTCTCTCGATTGATTAAGAAAGTTTATAAACCCTTCTTGAACATCTGTCTTTGCAGACTCTTCATTATCCTTGTTTTTTAACTTATCAAGTAAAAAAGCATTTGTCGTAGTTGAATCTATTTGCATTTGAAATATTTTATTTAAAGCATCAGTGTACTTAAACTTTAACCACATGCCCTTTAATATAGCAACCATAGACAACGCTGTAGTAAATATTAATAAAAGTATTAACCAACTATTTAACATCTTTAATAGCCTCTCTTGTTAACAAAACAATAGCACCATTTTGCTCTAATGCTTTTTTAACTTTAATTATATACTCAACTGCCGCTATCTTTCCATCGTGATCTAACCTAGCCAAAGATTTAGGATCTAGTTTAACAGACAAAAAGTTATCATTATCTATAATCTGCACACCAAAGTTTTTAGGTGCAGTAATAGAACGAAAAGCCATTTTCATGCTGTCAGTATACATTATTAGTCCTATAACATTATATCAGAGGCCACTACTTATTCATACCCATGGTTAAGGTTTGCCAAATATTTGCCCATATTGGTTTTGTTTTATGGTTGTTAAATTCTCTAGATATTTCTCCCTGCTCAAGATAAATACCGCCCCAAACTCCCCACTCTTTTTGAGTAATTCCAACAGAGAAACACTCTTTCATGACAGGACAATCTAAGCATAGTTTATCTATGGCTGGCCTAAGCATTGAATCATTTTCATACTTTTCAAAAAAAATGTTAGTATCATATTTATAACATGATCCTTTTTCTTTCCACTCATGTTTTTTCATATTAACCTACATATTTAGTTGGCATATTCCAACCATCTCGTGATGGCGAAAATATTTTTTTAATATACCATGCTCCATTTACAAAGGCACCAGCAGTAGATAGACGTCCTTTATCTGATTGCGTCAGTTCTACTACATCCCAACCATTCCAAGATAGTTTTTTATTATTTGCAACAATTGATTCCATAGTTTCTAGTTTATCAATTATCATTTTGCACCACTATCAATTGCTTTAAACCCATCTTCTCTGTCAAACAAAACCCAGTCCATTGATTCTATTTGCATTTCTCTATTTATGTGTTCAAGAACAATATCTTTATCTAGTTCTCCACATGTGTATAAATCAAATTGTAACATTGCAGGATTTTTTTCATCCCAAATATGAAATGCAATATGAGATGTTTCAATCATTACTATTGCTGTTAAACCACGATTTCCTTCTGCTTCAACATAAGAAGCAAACGGTCCTTTAATAATTTTCATTTGTATTGCATAAACTAATCTTGTTAAAAACCCAACGCCATCTTCTGGAGT